CGCCGGCAGGACGTTGAAAGAGCAATCGAGAAACTACAAAACCGCAGGTAATCCATGTCAGAACCCACCACGATTCGAGACGCCCTCGAGGCGGCTGTGCCCGCTGAAGAGACCACCGACAGCTTTGCGTCGGAACCGGCCATAGAACCGGCCATAGAAGCAGACTTTGCGCCCGAGCCTGCAGTCGCGGATGACCCCGCGCCAGAGGTGCAAAAAAGCGAGAAGCGCGACGAGAAAGGGCGCTTCAAAAACAAAGAGCCTAAGCCGGAAGTTGCGCCAGAGGCGACCGCAGCGCCAACCGACGCTACGCAAGGCATTCAGCCTGGCCCTAAGTCAGAGCCCAAGGCTACGCCGCAAGAGCGGGCGCCGGCCTCGTGGCGGCCCGACGTGCGCGAGCACTGGAACAAGCTGCCGCCCGAGGTGCGCGCTGAGGTTGCTCGACGAGAGCGCGAGATGCAGTCGACTTTGCAGGAGACGGCAGAGGCGCGTCGCTTTACGGAGCAGCTTCAGAACGTCATTCGGCCTTACGAAATGTTTATCAAGGCTGAGAACAGCAACCCGCTGCAGGCAATCGACAACCTGATGGCAACCGCTGCCAAGCTGCGCACGGGCACGGCGCCCGAGCTCGCCCAGCTCGTAGCTGGCATGGTGAAGCAGTTTGGCGTTGGCCGTTTCGGCCAGAGCTTTATCGAGTCGCTCGATTCGGCACTTGCCGGCGAGGTGCCGCGTGTCGATCCGGTGCAAAATCAGGTGCAACAGGTACTGCAGCAGCAGCTCGCGCCCGTGCAGCAATTCATGTCGCAGTTTCAGCAGGCGCAAGCCGCGCAACAGCAGCGCATGCAGCAGGAAGCTGTCGGGGAGGTACAGACGTTCCTTGAGCGCGCCGAGTTTGGCGAGGATGTGCGCGAGGAGATGGCTGACATTCTCGAGGTCGCACAGCGCCGCGGCCGGGATCTGTCGCTGCAGGACGCGTACAAGCAGGCGTGCCTGGTCAATCCGCGCGTGCGAGCTGTGCTTGAGCAGCGAGCCAAGGCGAAAGGCGCTCAGCAGTTTACGGGCGCTGCGCAGAAGGCGAGAGCAGCCGCAGTGAGTGTCTCGGGCGCGCCGACGCTTGCCGGGCCGAAGAGCGACCCGACCGACGTGCGTTCTGCGATTGAGGCAGCTATTGCGGCAAACGCACGATGATGCTATAAACGCATCGGGGATGGTGTACCCGTAAGGGCACACCACCCCGGTGTGCCAAAGCACCGCCAGCCACCGAAGCTCGAGGAGCGCGCAAGCGCCCACCTACGACATACCGGACTGAATAGGTTCGCGTAGGCCACTGAAACCTGGTGGGGGGTTACCCCCGTTCATTTTTCATGTGGGAGTTTCATCACAATGGCTTTTGCAAATACGTCCGTTACGGACATTATTGCGACTACGATTCAGTCGCGTACTCGTCAGATCGCTGACAACGTCACCAAGAACAACGCACTTCTCGCCAAGCTCAACCAGCGCGGCAATGTGAAGCCGTTCGGCGGTGGTTCGTCGATCATGCAGGAACTGAGCTTTGCCGAGAACGGCAACGCCGGCTTCTACTCGGGCTACGACCTGTTGCCGGTCGTCGCTCAGGACGTGATCTCGGCTGCAGAGTTCAGCATCAAGCAGCTCGCTTGCCCGGTCGTTATGTCCGGTCTCGAGATGTTGCAGAACAGCGGCCGCGAAGCGTTCATCGACTTGCTCGAGGCTCGCATTAACGTCGCCGAATCGACGATGGCGAACAAGCTCGCTCAGTCGATCTACAGCGACGGCACCGGCTCGGGTGGTAAGGAAGTCGTCGGCCTCAACGCCGCCGTGCCTTCCGATCCGACCACTGGCACGTACGGCGGCATTGACCGTGCGACGTGGACGTTCTGGCGCTCGAAGCTGTACGACTTCTCGGCTGCTTCTGTTACGCCGGGCTCGAGCACAATCCAGGCCGGCCTCAACACGCTGTGGGCTTCGCTCGTGCGTGGTGCTGACCGACCGGACTTGATCGTTCTCGACAACACCTACTGGAGCTACTACATGAGCTCCTTGCAGGCTCAGCAGCGCTTCACCGATCCGGCCACCGGCTCGCTCGGCTTCCCGACCGTGAAATTCATGGACGCGGATGTCGTGCTTGATGGCGGCATTGGCGGTTACTGCCCGTCGGCGACTGGCTTCATGCTCAACACGAAGTACCTGTTCCTCCGTCCGCATCGCGACCGGAACATGGTTTCTTTGAGCCCGAACCGTCGCTACGCCATTAACCAGGATGCCGAGGTGCAAATCTTAGCGTGGGCAGGTGCACTCTCGTGCTCCGGCGCTCAGTTCCAGGGTCGTATCCAGAACTAATGACCTCGTGGTGGGGTCACCCTTGCCTTACCGGGTGGGGTGACCCCTCGCTCGGTAAGGCTTTTTTGGGAGAACGATAAATGCCAGCGACAGCAACGCCTACATTCACGCCGAATGGTGGCAAGGTGGCTCCCGCCGCTACGTTCACACTTGCGTGTGCAACGGAAGGCGCGACTATCAAATACACCTATGGCGACGCGCCGGCGAACGCGGGTTGGACGACGTACTCGGGAGCGGTAACGCTGCCGGCTGCGTCTGGTAACACCGTGACCGTACGCGCTTACGCAACCAGCGAAGGTAACGACGCCTCAGCCGTTGCCTCTGCCACGTTCTATACGGTCGGATACAGCGCTGCTGTTTCTGCCACCGCAAAGACCGTGCTCGACACTGCGGCCTCGCAGGGTCTTGGCTCAGTATGTGAAGGAATCAATCCGTCGGGTGCTGATGGTGCGTCCATCAGTGGTTGGCGCATTGGAGCCTCTGCAACGACGACCGACCTCAAGGTCGAGACCAACGCCTAAGAAAGCGGGGCGAAAGCCCCGCAATCTTTTACACAACCATCAAAAAAGGAAAACACATAGTGAACACCGCCACGATGCCGACAGATTGGGCTGCGATAGCAGACGCGCCGGGCCTTGATGAAGATCGGTTCTCTGCTGACGCAAAGTTGTTTGTGCAGTTCTTCCGCAAGCCAGTATTGCAGCCTGGCTTGTCAGAGCAGGAAGGGCGCGCGATTTACAAAGAAGTCGACTACATCAAGATTATGGTGCCTGGCGACAAGCTGAGCGTAATTGAGCGTCCGGTTGACTCAATCGACGCGCGCCGGTTTGCCGACAGATATCAGAAGTGGAAGGCGGGGCAGGGCAATGCGATAGAGGGTACGCCTATCTCGTCGCTGCCGAAGATGACGCCGTCCAAAGTAGAGGAATACAAGTTCTTTGGCTTGCACACGGTCGAGCAGCTCGCTGATGCGAACGACAATCTCGGCCAGAAGTTCTTTGGCTTCCAAGAAGACAAGCGCGCCGCGAAGGCGTTTCTCGAGATCGCGAAGGGCAATGCCCCGATTGAGAAGATGAACGAAGAGCTGAAGGCGCGCGACAGCAAGATCGAAGAGCTGCAGGCGCAGATTGAAGCGATTACCAAGATGATGGGTTCCAAGTCGGGAAAGTCCAAGACTGACGCGGAGTAAGGAAACCGGATGGCTTATCAGATCGTAGACGAATCGTCCCTCTCGGCTATCGTTCAAAACGTAGCCGCGCTGGTGAGCTATCCGACCCCGTCCGACCCGGCGGGATCGCCCGACCCGTCTGTGCAACAGATGGTGCAGGCAGTAAACCTTGCCGGGTACGACTTGCTGTCAATGAACGATTGGCAGGAGCTGCAGAAAGTTCACGAGATGCAGATCGAGGCGGCGACGGCTGGACAGTCCGAGCGCGCGTTCGATCTGCCCGAAGACTTCTACGAGTTCGTCGATCAGACGCAGTGGAACTCGTCGATGCAGTGGCCCGCAATCGGCCCGATTTCTCCGCAGTTCTGGCAGCAGCTCATCATTCGTCAGACGCTGCCGACGCTGTCGTTCTATTGGCAGATTCGCGGTAACAAGCTCTATATCCTCGTCCCACCCACCGAAGCGCAAACACTCTCGTTTTATTACCAGAGCTTCGCGTGGGTGCGCGACCAGGACAACCCTGATGTCTACAAGAATCGCGCGACGAAAAACGGCGACGTGATTTTGCTCGACTCGTATCTTGTGACGCTGCTTGCGCGTACGAAGTGGCTCGAGATGAAGGGCTTGGATTCGTCGGCGGCAATGCGCGACTTCCAAGTCAACTACGAAAACCGCAAGGGCAACGAGAAGGGCGCTCCGGTTTTGACGATGGTTCGCACCTTCCAATACCCGTACATTCAGCCGCTGACCAACACGCCTGACACCGGATTTGGAGGCGTCGGCTAGTGCCGCTTGTCCCGCTCAAGTCGTGGAAGACGCCGCGACTGGCGGCGGCTGCGCAGGTGTCGCAGCTTATTGTGTCGCCGGCCCCCGTCGGCGGTCTTAACTATCGCGACCCGATCAGCAACATGGCGCTCACCGATGCGTTGGTGATGCGCAACTTTATCCCGAAGCAGACCGGCGCTGAGCTGCGCAAGGGCTGGCAGTACCACACGCTGCCGCTTGTCGAATCGGGACAGTTCAAATCTTTGTTCTCGTACAACGCGCCAGACCCAGCAAATAGCAAACTCTTTGCTGCGGCCGACGGAAACATATACGACGTGACGACGGCGAACATCGCGCCTGTCGAAGACGTATCGTCAACGGGTAGCACGCTCAACCTTTGGAACACGACGCAGTTTTCAACTGTCGCGGGTAACTTCCTGCTTGCAGTCTCGCCAGGCGCTGGCTACTGGACGTACAACGGCACAACGTGGACGCAGCAGACAGTGACCGGCTTGCCGGCGAACCCGACGAGCGTCGCGGTGTGGAAGAACCGCGTGTGGTTTACCGTGCAAGACAGCGCGAGCGTCTATTACCTCGACACGGCCAACGCCATCACCGGCACCGCGGTCGAGTTCCCGATGGGCGGCACGCTCCGCAACGGCGGTTACGTGCGCGGCCTTGTCAACTGGACGCTCGACGCCGGTATGGGCATCGACGACTACCTCGTCGTCGTCGGCTCGCAGGGCGACGTGTCGGTGTGGCAGGGCACAGACCCGTCAGACCCGACGAAGTTTGGCATCAAAGGTGTGTGGTACGTGGGCCCGGTGCCTCGCTACGGGCGCTTCTTTACTAACTTTGGCGGTGACGTGATGTTGCTGTCGGAGCTTGGCATTGTGCCGGTGTCGCGTCTGGTCAACGGCCAGTTCAGCGAAATT